CGGCAGCGTCAGATGTGTATAAGAGACAGGTCGCACATGATGAAAAATAAAAAAATAGGGGTGAAAAAATGGCCGAAAAAAAAGCGGATATATTAGAAAGCTTAAAAGAGCAATTGCGAAAAAAGCAGGCAGATATATCTGTATTTAATGACCTTTTAGACGACTATATGACCCTCTATGATGTCAAAAAGAAGTTGAAAGCCGATATCAAAAAGCGTGGAGTGACGTACGAAACCATGTCCGCAAGCGGAAAGGCACAGATTGTGAAACAGAATCAATCTGTTAAAGATCTTGTTGCTGTCAACAAACAGATGCTTATGATATTGGACAAACTGGAATTGACAACAAAAGAAACAATCAAGGGGGATGATGATGAAGAATTGTGATCCACGTATTGAGACGTTCATGGAGGCTGTCGAGTCTGAGAAAATCAGGTCTTCCAGGGATGTTAAAGCGCTGGTATCACATGTCCGAAAATGTTTTGAAACCGAAGACATATATGTAGACAGCGAGCAGCTGACGAAATACATCGGGATCGCTAAGTATTTCCCGTTCGAAACGCTGTTTCCCTGGCAGATCTTTGTAGTAGGACTACATGATTGTACATACTGGAGAGTGTCAAAAACACCGCGCTGGCCGGATCTGTTTTGTATGTTGGGGCGAGGAGCCGGAAAAGACGGTACGATTGCCTGGGAAGCTGCTTGTCTGGTAAGTCCATACAACGGAATCCGCGCATATGACGTCGATATATGCGCAAATAATGAAGATCAGGCGCTGAGACCGTTAAAAGACGTGGTTGAGGCTCTGGAAATGCCAGAGCACACCAAAAAACTGAAAAAGTTTTACAAATGGAGTTCTGAAAAAGTTGTTGGTATAAAAACAAATTCAGCGATTTTGGGAAGAACGAACAATCCGTCTGGAAAAGACGGTATGCGTTCGGGATTGATAGTATTTAACGAGATACATCAGTACCAGGATTACAAGAATATCGAGGTATTCACGACCGGTTTAGGAAAGAAACCACATCCGCGCCGGTCCTATTACACAACACAGGGAGACGTAAGAGAGGGACCCCTGGACGATATTCTTGAAACAGCAGAGGAGATCCTTTTCGGAGATATGCCGGATAACGGCCTGCTGCCGTTTATCTGCCGCCTGGACAGCAAGGAAGAAGTACACGACGAAAAGAACTGGGAGAAAGCAAACCCATCTCTGCCGTATCTTCCGACGCTTATGGGCGAAATTCGGAAAGAATACCGGGATTGGCTTGCACATCCGGAACGCCTCTCTGCGTTTATGACAAAACGAATGAACATTCCATCTGGAACGGTTGAGATAAAAGTCTGCTCATACGAAAAAATTAAGCTCACGAGCAGAGAAATACCGGATTTGGATGGATGGATCTGCACATGTGGAATTGACTTTTCAAAGATTACGGACTTTGTTTCCGTAAATTTGCATTTCAGAGACGAAAATAACCGGTATGACATCAATCACTCCTGGTTATGTAAACAGTCAAAAGATATTCCACGAATAAAAGCACCACTTGCGGAGTGGGAAAGAAGAGGTTTGTTGACGATTATTGACGACGTAGAAATACATCCGGAAGTAATTGTTGATTATATCCAGCTTGCAATGACACAGTATTGCATCAAGGGTATCGCGATAGATGATTTCCGATATGCGCTGCTTGCAGGAGCGCTCAGAGAAATCGGCTTCGATGCAAAAGCGTACAAAAATCTAAAACTTGTAAGACCGTCAGACATTATGAGGGTTGCAACAGTGATAGATAGTTGCTTCGCAAATGATTATTTCATCTGGGGCGACAATCCGGTTCTCAGATGGGGAACAAACAACACAAAGATGGTCCGGTACGGAAGAAAGCCAGGGAAAAAGGATGATGCAGACATAGGAAATTATGTGTATGGGAAGATTGAAGCAAAAAGCAGAAAGACAGACCCATTCATGGCACTTGTTGCATCTATGACCATAGAGGATATGATTCCGTATGCAGCAGCTGCAGAGCTGCCAGACATCGGCGTAATGATTTATTGAAAGGGGGTGAGGCAGAAATGGGGTTTTCATTCCGAAACCTGATCCGGGGGAAACCAGATCAGGAAGAAAAAGAACCCGAACAGTCAATTGAAAATATCGAGCGTTTCGAAATTGCAGACAGTCCAATTGAAAACATTGTAGCAGAGATATACCTGAGAGAACTTGCTTTTCAGAGGGCAATTCAGATTATTGCGAAACTGCTTACGAAATGCGAGATTCGTACATTTCTCAATAACGAGGAAATATTCCGGGACGAATACTATGTCTGGAATATTGAACCGAACCGAAATCAAAATAAGCAGCAGTTTTTTGACAAGCTGGTTGAAAAGATGTTTCGCAACAATGAGGCTCTGATCGTGGAGGGTATAGACGGACAGATTTACGTGGCAGATTCTTTTTGCACGAACAGAAATGCTCTGTATGGGAATACATACAGCCAGGTTACTGTTGACGATTATACGTTTTTACGGGCATTCAGATCGGCAGATGTTATGTACTTAAAGCCGAACTGGAAAAATGTAAATACAGTGCTACAGGGGCTGTATGGATCTTATTCAAAACTGATCCAGTATGGTTCTAAGAATTTCTTGAAATCTCATGGATCAAAAGGGATTCTGGACATATCGACAGTAGCGCAGAACTCAAAGAACTTTAGCAAAGACCTGGAGAAACTGCTAAATGAGTATTTCAAGACATTTTTCGAAAGCGAAAATGCAGTGTTACCGCTGTTTGAGGGATATGCATTCACTGAGACGAAAAATACAAAGAATTACAATGAGACAACGACACGAGATATTAAGGCACTGTATGACGACATATTTGATTTTACAGCACGCGCATTTGGAATCCCGCCATCAATCTTGAAAGGAGATGTGCAGGATAACAGCAAGGCAATTGATGAATTGCTGACTGTTACACTGGATCCGCTTGCAGAATCCCTGGCAACAGAAATCAATCGCAAGCGCTACGGAAAAGCAGTTCTGAAAGGCAGCAAATGTATGGTTGATACTTCACATGTTAAGCATGTGGACCTATTTAGCAATGCGACTCAGATTGATAAGCTTGTACAGTCCGGAACGCATACAATCAACATGATCCTGCGTGCACTGGGACAGCCACAGATCAACGAAGACTGGGCGGATCAGCATTTTATCACAAAGAACTATGGAACCGTTCAAAATGTTTTGCAGAATATAGAAGGAGGTGAAGAAGGTGCCGAAGATGGAAGAAACACAGAATAAAACTAATTTCTGCTTTAAGCAGGCAGCAGATCCGGCGACGCATCTGCTCTACATTTACGATGATGTATCTGCATATGGAGAATTTGACTGGAAAACATGGTCATACACAGAAAGCGAGACATCTGCGAAGTATTTCCGCGATCAGCTGGCGGCAATTCCGGAAGAGCATACAATCGAGCTGCATATTAACAGCAACGGCGGATCTGTAAAAGAGGGTGTTACAATTTACAACCTTTTAAAACAGTCCGGAAGCCATGTAAAAGGAATCGTGGACGGCGTTGCGTACTCTGTTGCGTTCGTTATACTGCAGGCGTGTGACGAAAGAATTATGGGTGTAGGAACGACAGCTTTGATTCACGAACCATGGGTTGCTACATCCGGAAACGCCAGGGAATTGAGAAAGACAGCGGACGATCTGGACGTGCTTACAGCAAGCAACCGCAAGATCTTCCTGGAACGTTCAAATCTGGATGAGCAGCAGCTTGCGGACATGATGACTGCTGAAACGTTCCTGACACCGGATGATTGTCTGCAGTACGGCCTGATCGACAAGGTAGAAGATTATGGACATGCTCCGGAAAGCGATACAACCAGAGAAGGGATGCAGAAACGTCTCCAGGAAGTTGTACAGCATATGAATGACACAAAGTCATTTAGAGAACAACTGGAAATTATGCAGAATGGCCAGAAGCCACCGGCGGATCCAAAAGAGCCGACAAGCAACACATTGCAGGGATTCCTGCAGGGATTCAAAAAAGGAGAATAATAAAATGAAAAACAGAGATTTTATTGCATTGAAAAGAGGGGAAATCCTCAACAAAATGAATGCTGCAGTTGCGGCAAATGACTCAGAGGCGTTTACAGAAGCGTTCATGGAGCTTTGCCAGGAAATTGAGCAGAACGTACTGGAACAGGCGAAAGAGTTGGTAAATCAGAACGACATGAACGTACTTGCACAGAGAGGCGTTCGACAGCTCACCAGCGCAGAAAGAGAATATTACGAAAAGGTTATTGAAGCAATGAAATCCGCGGATCCAAAGCAGGCGCTCAACAACATTGAGACTGTTTTCCCGGAGACAATCATTGATTCTGTCTTTGAAGAACTGACAACAAATCATCCGCTGCTGTCAAAATTAAATGCAACAACTGTAACTGGTCTCACAAGAATGATGTTAAACACAAACGGAGAGCAGAAAGCAGCATGGGGCAAACTCAGCAGCAAGATCATTGAAGAACTGACATCCGGATTCAAAGAAGTAGACGTAACTCAGGATAAACTGAGCGCATTTCTGCCAGTTTCAAAAGCTATGCTTGACTTAGGCCCTGCATGGTTAGATAACTACGTGCGTCAGGTGCTCACAGAAGCTCTTGCAAATGGGCTTGAGTACGGAATCGTAAATGGTACCGGAAAAGACATGCCAATCGGAATGGCACGTCAGGTAGGAGACGGAGTGAACGTTGTGTCTGGAGAATATCCGGAAAAAGAGACTATCAAAATGACAGCTCTTGATATGATCCAGCTTGGAAATGTTACATCTATCATGGCAAGAAACAGCAAAGGCCAGGCGAGGACAGTAGATAACCTGATTATGATTGTAAATCCGGTGGATTACTGGAAGCGAATCCTTCCGGCAACACGCGCAATGTCTCCGGACGGCGTATATGTTTCAACACTTCCGATTCCTCTGGAAATCATCCAGTCGGCAGCAGTTACAGAAGGAACTGCAGTATACGGAATGGCCGGAAAGTATTTCCTTGGCGTAGGAATGTCCAAAAACGGAAAGATTGAGTATTCAGATGAATACAGATTCCTGGAAGATGAAAGAGTATATCTTATCAAGTTATATGCTCACGGATTCGCACTGGACAACAATGCTTTTGTCGTTCTTGACATTACAGATCTGCATCCGGTTCGCTTCGAGGTTGTAAGCAAACAGGAGGAGCATGTAGATAATGCACTGCTGTCTGATCTGAGAATTGGAGGATTAACTCTCTCACCGAAATTTGACAGCGACACAAACACATACACAGCAAAAACAACAACTGCAACAAACACAATCACAGCGTTCCCGAAATCAGGAACAGCAGCGATTGAAATTACTGCAGGATCCAGTAAAGTAACAAACGGCGGAAAGATCACATGGAACGCTGGAGCCAACACCGTAACTGTTAAAGTTACAGACGGAGAACAGACAAAGACATACACCGTAACTGTAACAAAGGAGTGATAAAATGAGTGCTATGTCAGAAAATGATTTATCAAAACTTCTGGAGGATGTCAGAAACTATCTGGACATCACCTGGGACGATCCAAAAGGAGATGAAAAGCTCCAAGGAATGATAAAAAGAGGCATGGCATCATTAGCCGGAAAAATAGGGGAGTGCGATTTCCTGGGGGATACTCAGGAAAGGACACTCCTTTTTCAACTTGTAATGTATGAGTATTCTGGAGAACTGCAGCAGTTTTGGGAAAACTACAAAAGTGAGGTTATTGGACTGCAGATAGCAAAGAAGGTGGAAGAATATGCCAAGAGCCAGGCGTAAACAGTTTGAAACGTTTACAGACGGGGTACTCAGTATCTGCAAAACAGAAGACAGGGTGATCGTAGACACGAAGCTCAAGAACATTCGCTTCGGAAACCGAACAATCGGAGAGAGACGATATTTTGACGCACAGACAGCAGGAAATAAAATAACAAAATTGTTAAGTATTCCGGCAGCAGTGCTGAACAGGGAAGATATTGAAGCTCTTGACATTGTTATCATTGATTCACAAAGCGGCCGGCTCTGGGATCCATTCGATTTTGAGAGAGATGAGATTATCAATGAACATAATCCGGCAATGTACAAAATAGTGCAGATTCAGGAGAAATTTGACGCTGCACCACCTGCAATATATCTGTCACTGGAAAAAATCGTACAGTTGTATAAAGACAGGAGGGGCGACAATGGCGGATAGTATCAGAATTGATGATCTGGCAGCAGAAATAAATCGCCTTGTTGAAGACTATGGAAAACAATGCACTGAGACAACGAAGGAATGCGTAAATAATGTTGCAAAAAAGACAGTATCAAAGCTAAAACAGACATCCCCGGTAAATACCGGAAAGTATAAAAAAGGATGGAAGAAAACTGTTGTGAAAGAAAATTCTACAAGTTTAGTTATTGCGATCCACGATACAAAATACTCCCTGGTGCATTTGCTTGAAAAAGGACATCAGAAAAGAGGGGGCGGAAGGGTAGCCGCAATCAAACATGTAGAACCTGCAGAACAGGCAGCAATAGCAGAGCTGGAAAAGGAGATCATGTCAAGGCTATGATGTCAGCTGAAAATATCAAAGAAATGTTGAATGAAATCGGCTTACCGTATGAATACGATCATTTTTCAACTCATAACTGGATAGAGCCGCCTTTTATCGTATGGAGGATTCCGGAAAGTGATAATTTTCATGCGGACGGAATTACATATGCGAAAATCGACGTTCTGAATATCGAATTGTATTCAGACGAAAAGGACTGGAACAATGAAAAGAAGATAGAGGACATCCTGGATAAGTATGGAATCACATACGATAAGACAGGAGAATATCTTGACTCAGAAAAAATGTACGAAGTTTTATACGAAATGGAGGTATAAAGATGGGTAAAAAAGATAACAAAGTTAAGTACAATCTTAAAAACGCACATTACGCATTACAGAACGAAGGAGAAGATGGAACAATTACTTTTGAAGCCCCGAAAGCGATTCCGGGATCTGTATCCATATCACTTGACGCAAATGGAGATATTTCACCGTTCTATGCAGACGGAATCCAGTATTATGTGTCAGCTGCAAACAACGGATATGAAGGAGATGCAGAATTTGCATTAATTCCGGATTCTTTCAGACAGGATGTCCTGAAAGAAAAGAAGGACGAAAAAGGTGTGCTGCATGAAATCAGTGATTCTACGGATACACAGAAATTCGCATTTCTGTTTGAATTTGATGGAGATCAGAAAGGAATCAGACGAGTTCTCTATAACTGCACAGCTACCAGACCGTCAATCGAATCCGAGACGAAAGAAGATAGTATTGAACCTGGCACAGAAACAATTACGATCAGCAATGCTCCACTTCCGAACGGACGGGTAAAAGCTCAGACAACGGTAGACACAGACGACACTGTGTATAGCGGATGGTATAAGGCAGTGTACTATCCAGAAACAATCACAGAAGCAACGCAGGCTGTTAATGTAGATAAAAAAGCCGCAGGAGAATAAGGATGCTGACGAAAACAATTAAAATTGATGATAAAGAGGTGCTTTTTGCCGCTTCTGCTGCAATTCCGAGAATTTATCGGATTCAGTTCCGGAGAGATATTTTTCAGGACATGGCAAAAATTGAAAAGTCCGTAAAAAAATCACAGGATAAGCAGACTGAAACGAAGGTGTCCGAGTCGGACATCCCTATCGAGGATTTAGAGATGTTCGAAAACGTCGCATTCGTAATGGCAAAACACGCAGCACAGAAAAAGGGACAGGATTTCCCGGAAGATGTATACGACTGGTTAGATCAGTTTGATACATTTTCGATTTACACAATTTTCCCGGAGATTGTAAAACTCTGGAACCTGAACCAGCAGACGCAGGCAGAAGCAAAAAAAAACCTAGACCAAGTAGCCGGGAAATGACGACACCTCTATTCCTTCTCAGGTGCGCGCAAGTTGGAATAAGTATCCAGGATTTAGACCTTCTGACAGTAGGCCTTGTCCTGGATATTTTTACGGAAAAAAATAACGACGACTATAAATGGCCGAAAATGGCAACTCAGGAGGATATGGATAAATTCTAAACGGAGGTGATAATTTTTGTCCAAAGGCCGCGACATAAGGGGACTTACGATTGAAATTGGCGGCGATACCACAGGACTACAAAATTCACTTAAAAATGTAAATTCACAGATAAAGACCACACAGGCACAGCTGAAAGATATAAACAATCTGCTGAAACTGGATCCTACAAATGTGGAATTATTACAGCAGAAACAGAAAGCGCTTGCTGACGAAATCGAAAGCACGAAAGAAAAGCTGGAAACCTTAAAGACTGCAGAGCAGCAGGCACAGCAGCAGTTTGCAGAGGGAAAAATCTCCCAGGAACAGTATGACGCTCTGAAAAGAGAAATCATTGCAACCGAGGAGAGTTTGAAGTCTCTGGAAAATGAAGCGAAGAATGCACCTACTCAGATGCAGCAGTCGCTTGATGGTCTGAATGCAAAAATAAATACTACACAGACAGAACTCAAAGAAATTGATAAGTTGCTGAAACTGGATCCTACGAATGTGGAATTATTACAGCAGAAACAGAAAGCACTGTCTGATGAAATCGGAAACACAAAAGAAAAACTGGAACTTCTGAAAAACGAAGAAGGGGAAGTACAGCAGAAATTCCAGGAGGGAAAAGTATCCCAGGAACAGTATGACGCTCTGAAAAGGACAATTATAGAAACAGAACAGAGCCTGCAATCACTTGAGAATGAAGTTGGATCAGGATCCGCAAAACTGGCCGAGATTTCTGAAACATCCGGGAAAATAGGGGAGTCGCTGACATCTGCCGGAGAAAAAATGCTTCCGGTTACGGCGGCAGTGACAGGACTTGGAACAGCAGCAGTAAAGACTGCGGCAGATTTTGACAGCTCCATGTCCAATGTGGCCGCAATATCCGGATCATCTGCGGAAGACATGGATAAGTTGCAAGAACGTGCAAGAGAGATGGGAGCACAGACAAAATTCTCTGCAAAAGAAGCCGGAGACGCAATGGGATACATGGCAATGGCCGGATGGAACGCACAGCAGATGTATGACGGTCTCCCTGGAATAATGAACCTTGCGGCAGCGTCCGGAGAAGACCTTGCAACTACATCAGATATTGTTACAGACGCGCTTACAGCTTTCGGAATGAAGGCAGAAGACAGCTCTCATTTTGCAGATGTACTTGCACAGGCATCATCCAGTGCAAATACCAATGTTGGAATGATGGGCGAAACATTTAAGTACGTTGCACCAGTCGCAGGCGCATTGGGGTACAACGCCGAAGATACAGCGGTAGCAATTGGACTTATGGCAAACTCTGGAATTAAAGCATCACAGGCAGGTACACAGCTAAGATCATCTCTGACAAATATGATTAAACCGTCAAAAGATGTCGGAGACGCAATGGAAAAGTGGGGCTTTTACGCAACAGAAGCCGCGACCGCCGTAGATCAGGCAAAAGTTGATAAGCAAATGCTTAGAGTGCAGAAAGCCTCTCTTGCAGCAGATAAAGCCCAGCAGTCTTACAACGACGCAGTATCAAAATACGGAGCTGAGTCAACAGAAGCCTCCAACGCTGCGGCAACGTTGGAAATAAAACAGACAGAGCTTGCAAGTGCAAACGAAACCCTGACACAGCTGCAGGAAGGAACCACGCAAAACGTAAGACTGTATAACAAGGCTTTACAGAACGAAGATGGCAGCATGAAATCCCTTAAAGAGACAATGGATTTCTTGAGAGAAGCAATGGGAAATATGTCAGAAGCAGAGCAGACCCAGGCCGCAACAGCTATTTTCGGGAAAGAAGCCATGTCCGGAATGTTGGCGATCATCAACGCATCAGATGCAGATTACGAAAAACTTATCAAGAACATTGATAATTGCGACGGAGCCGCGGAGAATATGGCTGAAACCATGCAGGACAATCTTTCTGGACAGCTTACAACTTTGCAGAGTGCCTTGCAGGAGCTGGCGATTGCCTTCGGAGAAATCTTGATGCCATATATCAGAAAAGCGGTAGAGGTTATTCAAGGGTTTGTTGAAAAGCTCAATGGAATGAGTGAAGGACAGAAGAAAGTAGTTGCTACAATTGCACTGATAGTCGCCGCGATTGGTCCGTTGTTGATAATGGTTGGAAAGGTTGCAACCGGAATATCTGCAATTACAGAACTGTTTTCTAAGATGAAAACTTTAACAACAATAACGAGTATTATTGGAAAGCTAAAAGGTGCTTTTACCGCACTGTTTGGAGTAATAGCCGCAAACCCAGTTATTGCTGTCATAGCCGCGATTGTGGCAGCTCTGGTATTGCTGTACACAAAATGCGAATGGTTCCGGGATGCAGTAAATGCAGTCGTCCAAAAAATTGTATCGTTTTTTACAGATACAATACCGCAGGCGTGGAGCACACTGATGGATTTTCTCTCAGGAGTTCCGGAATGGTGGTCTGGAATCTGGCAGCAGGTATCAGACTTTTTCATGCAGATATGGGATGGAATTGTAAACTTTTTTACCGTAACAATACCGCAGGCATGGAACAACGTTGTTACATTTTTTGCAGGTGTTCCGGCGTGGTGGTCCGGCATCTGGCAGCAGGTATCAGATTTCTTTACAAATATCTGGACAACAATGATGCAGAATCCGGTTATATCCGGAATTGTGACAACAATCACAACACTATGGCAGAATGCAGTTAATACACTGCAGAACATCTGGCAGGGACTTGTAACGATTGCACAGGGCGCATGGGAACTGTTGAAAAATACAATTCTTGCACCGGTGCTCTTACTGATTGACCTGGTAACAGGAAACTTTGATAAGCTCAAAACAGACGCATCAAATATCTGGACAAATATCAAAGACGCAGCACAAACAATATGGACCGGAATTAAGCAGGTTGTGTCCGCTCTGGCAAAAGGGCTTGTTACCGCAGTCACAACATTATTTACAGGATTCCGGGACACAGTATCAAAAATCTGGGATTCTGCTTCTCAGGCAGCAGCAAAAGCATGGACAGCGATCAAAGGATTTGTTGTTAATAATGCGAAAAAACTGAAAGAAAGCGCAACAGAAGCAATCCAGAATTTAAAGGACAGAGCCTCAGAACACTGGGATAACATCAGAGAGAGAACGTCCGAAACGTGGCAGAACGTAAAGGAAACAGTTATACAATACGCTGGAAACATGAAAGACAGAGCTGTTGATACATTTAACAGCGTTGTATCTGGAATATCCGGAGCACTGTCAGGCGTATATTCTGCTGTTGTAAATGGATTTTCTAGTGCAATCAGTTATATAACGGGATTGCCAGGACAGGCGGTTCGATGGGGGCAGGATTTCGTGAATGGTATTGCAAACGGAATCAGGAGCTGCATAGGTAACGTAACGAATGCAGTATCAAACGTGGCGAACACAATCAGATCGTGGCTGCATTTCTCAAGACCGGATGAGGGTCCGCTACATTACTATGAAGAATGGATGCCGGACTTTATGAAAGGTCTTGCAACAGGAATTGAAAAGAGCCAGGGACTTGTTGCTGACGCAATGAAAGATGTTCAGATGGATATGCAGTTAGATACAAGTTCAATGAAACCAGCTAATAGCCTGAACAAAACAGATATAACCGGAATAACCGGAATGCTGGCACAGCTGATCCAGGTAATGAGCGCAGGACAGGAGATCTATTTTGACAACAGAGAATGGGCTGGAAAACTTGCACCTGCAATTAATAATGAACTTGGAAGAATAGCAAAGGAGGCAGCTTACAGATGAATAATGTATTGACAATAAAAGCAACAATCACTGTTGAAAACTCTGGGAAAGTCATAGATACATTAGCAGACTGGGGCTGCGCAATTGGCAATAATGATTATATCGGGGAACCAGAGGTAGAGACGTATTTCATTGACGTCCCAGGAGCTGACGGTTTTCTGGATGGATCAGAAGCAATCACCGGCAGACCAGTATATAAATCAAGAGAAATTGATATTCTGTTCGGAGGTAAGAAGCCACGCGAAGACTGGGACAGTTTTATTTCGAATATTCGAAACAGACTGCATGGTAAAAACATAAGGATAACATTTTCAAACGATCCAGCATATTACTGGACCGGAAGAGCGTACATAACAGATTTTGACCGGTCAAGAGAGATCGGTCAATTTCATTTAAGCGTTCCGAAAGCAGATCCTTATAAATATTCGCTTGCTGACTCAACTGAGGAATGGCTCTGGGATCCGTTCGACTTCGAAACCGGAGTGATAGATCAGGGAGCCGGGATCACAATATCTGGATCAGGATCATATACAATATATTCTGGAGATGTAGCAATCGTTCCGGTGCTGAATGTAAAAAGTATTGGATCAACAGGACTAAAGGTGACAGCGTGCGGAGAAACCTACACTCTGACACTGGGGAGAAATCGCTTTCCAGATATTGTTGTATACGGATCTGACGTAACACTTGAATTTGCCGGATCAGGAACACTGGACATTGTTTACAGGAGGGGATCATTGTAATGTACAAAATTAAATTAGATGGCAAGATCCTGTATTATCCAGGAGACCGGGAGGCAGCAGTTATCAATCCGGAGCTGGACCTGCAGACAGGATATGCAGGAGAGTTAACCCTGAAAGTACCGGCTTTAAATCCTCTGTACAATGATATTCATAACAGAAAAAGCATGATTTCAGTGTACAGAGATAAAACAGAAATCTTTTACGGAGAAGTCCGCACAAGAGAAAAAGACCGGTTTAAAAATCAACCGATTAAAGCAACCGGAGCGTTGTCGTTCCTGGCAGATACGATTCTGCCGCAGCAGGAATGGCACGACATGTCGCCCAGGGAAATGTTAGACGCGTGGCTACAGCTGCACAATAATCAGGTTGAGGACAGAAAGAAAATCTATATCGGGGTTGTTACGATCCATGACAGCAATGACTCTCTGTACAGGATAACTGACAGAGAAAACACCCTTGAAGCGATCAGGGAAAAACTGGTTGATCGCCTGGGCGGATACCTGAGACTCAGACACGAAGAAGACAAGCTATACCTTGACTGGATAAATATACAGGAATACGGCAAGTATTGCGAACAACCAATTCAATTCGGAGAGAACCTGCTTGATTACTCAGAGACAATGACTGCCGACGATGTTATCACAGCTCTGATCCCGCTGGGGGCAGCAATCGAACAGGAAACAGACGAAAACGCATCCGAATTTGAACGTCTTGAAAAGAATGTGGACATTACATCCGTAAACGACGGAAAAGACTACATATACAGCAAAGAGGCGGTAGAAAGTTTCGGATGGGTGTGGAAAACAGAGAAGTGGGACGATGTAGCAACGCCAGCGAACCTCCTGAAAAAAGCAACAGAATATCTGACGACGCAGCAGTATGAGAACCTTGTCATTTCCCTGACTGCAGTGGATTTGTCATTGTTTGGCCAGGATTATGATTCTTTTGACATAGGAGACCGTGTGCTCTGCAATGCAATTCCGTATGGAATGAAAAAAGTATTGCCGGTTATGGAAATGAAAATCCCATTGCAGCAACCAGATCAGGCGCAGTTGACACTGGGAGAAAATCTGCAGCAGTCTTTCACAGATCAGACTACTGGGACATTTACTCAGATCCGGCAGGAAACAACAGAGGCCGGAAGAGTTCAAGCGTCTTGGATGAAATCCGCAATTGATAATCTTACGAAACAAATGACGGGAGCAAAAGGCGGATACAAACTCACAGAATTTGATGAAAACGGTCTCTGGCTTCGGGATCTGTACATGAATGCACCGGACAAAGAACAGGCAACAAATATACTACAGATAAATAAAAACGGAATCGGCGGATCTCACAATGGATATAACGGCCCGTACACGATCGGAATGACACTGGATGGCCAGATTATAGGAGAGAGAATCCTTGCCGGTTCTGTTAAAACAGAAGCACTCTCAACAGAGTGCAAAAACTACATTGAAACCAAAATATCAGATGGAGACTCTGCAAATAAAACAGCGATTCTGAAAGAGGTCACAACATCCCTGAAAGCCATGGACGGAAAGATAACTCTTTCTGTTTCGAGTTTGGAGCAGCAGCTGGAGAGAAAATCCGGAAACTGGTACGGAAATTATGAACCAACATCCGAAAACAATCCGGCATCTGCCTGGACGACAGACGAATTGAGGCAGGAACACGAAAGAGATCTCTTTTTCAATACCACAACCGGCTATGCTTATCAGTATCAGAAAAATGACAGTAATGAGTATGGATGGGTAAGGGTAAAAGATAAGGATATTGAAGCAGCTCAGAGTACAGCAGAATCTGCGCTTTCCAAAATCGAGGTCCAGGAGGGACTTATAACTGCAGAAGTGTCAAGAGCAAAAGAGGAAGAGGAAAAGCTCAGATCGGCGATCACAATGACTGAGACAAGCATTCTTTCAACGGTCTCAAAAACATATGCAACACAAGAAATGGCAAACAAGCTCTATGCAGATGCAGTTCAGGAGGGACAGGAAGCGGCAGACTCCGCAGAGAAAAATGCCAAAGACGACACTGATACAAAATTGAAAAACTATTCCACAACGGTTGAAATGAATAGTGCAATCAGTCAGGCAGCAGACGGAATTTCTCTGGAAGTATCAAAAAAGTATGCTACTACTGGACAACTAGAAGAAAAGTACACGGACGCAGTAAAAGCCGGGCAGGATGCGGCAAACACTGCGGAAAGTAATGCTACAAAAGCAGGACAAACTGCTGCAAGTAATGCAGAAACAAATGCCACAAAAGCGGGACAGGCAGCAGCAGATCAGGCCGAAAAGAATGCAAAAGCAGACACAGACACAAAATTGCTGAATTACTCAACGACGCTGGAAATGAACAGTGCAATCAAACAAGCGGCAGACAGCATTTCCCTTGAAGTGTCAAAGACTTACACAACAACAGTGCAGGTGGAAGAAAAATACAATGCAGCAGTAAAAGCTGGACAGGATGCGGCAAACGCTGCGGAAAGCAATGCTACAAAGGCAGGACAAAGTGCCGCGAATAATGCTGAAAAGAATGCGAAAGCAGACACAGCTGAAAAGCTGAAAAGCTACTCGACAACGGAACAAATGACGGCAGCTATCAAAATGGCGACGGATAACATCACTCTTGAAGTGACTACGGTACGCCAGGCAGTGTCAGAAAAAAATGGTAATTTTTACGGAAGCAAAATACCAACAACATCAAACGAACCAGCATCATCCTGGACAAGCGACGATTTAAAGTCTTTACACATAGGAGATATTTACTATGATATCACAACCGGATACGCATACAGATACACATACAAGGTTCCTGGTTTAAAGATCACATTTTCATCAGACTCCAGAACTGAAAGCGTGAATTATGATTATGTAAAGATTTATTACAACGATAACGGAACGATGAAACTTGCAGCAAAGTTGGGAGGAACGGACATTGCTGGAGCATCTGTTTTTGTCCCATCATCGGAATTTTATGTATATTGGCGTACAGATACTTCAAGCGATAGTTTCTACGGATTCAAGATAGCGTCAGTCACTGGAACAACCGGAGAAGCGACAGGAACAATCGAGAACCTGCCAAACTATACAGCAACCAAACTGGCAAAAGGAACATATCCGGAAAGCCCGAATCATGGAAGCTATGGAAACAACATAAATCTGCTATGGAAATGTTCTGGAACAACATCAGGAAGTAAGACAGGAGCATGGGAAAGAATCCAGGATCAGGACATCAGTGTTGCGAAAGCCCAGGCAGATGCAGCACAGACAACAGCAAACACTGCAAAGAATACAGCTGACACCGCAAAAAGTACGGCCGAAACTGCAATATCCAGGATCACAGTTGCAGAAAACTCGATCACGTCAGAGGTTTCCCGTGCGAAAGGTGCGGAAAGTGCTCTCAGCTCCCGAATCACGCAGACAGAGACGGAAATAGAGTCGAAAGTATCTGCTGGAGAAATTGCATCATCAATTAACCAGACAGCGCAGAGCGTTAAGATTAACGCATCAAAAATTAACTTCAACGGTTTGGTTACTGCGAATACTTATTTTAAAATTAACACAGACGGTTCATTTGCAGCGAAGGAAGGAACTATCGGAAATTTTACGGTTACAAGCGGAAAAATAACCACCGGATATGCAACGTTAAGTATGCGATCACATGCTTTCATTTTTGATGGAGGGTTAGAGATACATACGGGTACTTCAACGTTTTCGGATGGTTCTGACGCATTTAAAGTATTTAATCTTTCCCATGTGACATCTGGAGGCCATATGGTATTTGCAAGAGACGGAGCAACAGTGGCTTATTTGTCATCATCATCCAAGCGATATAAAGATCATATTGCAAACATGACATTAGATGAAGCGAAAAGAATGCTGAATGTTCCAGTGATATGGTTTAAATACAAAGAAAATTATCTCAGTCCAGAAGACTGGTTAAACGGAAAGAAAATGCCGGGATTTTATGCAGAAGACATATACAGCATTTTCCCGGAAGCGGCACAGTTAAATGAAAAAGGAGAACCGGAAGACTGGAACTTTCGTGTATTAATTCCGGTAATGCTTAAACTGATTCAAAATCTCTATGAGGAAAAGGAGAAAACAGCATAATGAATGAAGTAAAAGAAAAGGACAATAAAGAAACTATTAAGGAAGAAACAAAGGTGTCCGAGTCGGACACAGAAGAAAGCACCGCACAGGAACGGAAAGAGGAAAATAATACAGTAGAGAAAGCAGTAGAAGCTCCTCCACTGGGAGCAATCTTGGACAAAAGAACAGAAGAAATTCGAAACGTAGTATTCGGAGCAATGGCACAGTATGGAATCCCTGCGTCATTAATGGATTACATGCTTACCTCTGTTCTGTCAGAAGTAAGAGATTTAAAGTCAAAAGAATATTCAGACTGCCTTGTAAATAAGGGGGAATAAAAGTGGCAAATGTAAAAAAATATACAGACCAGATTGCAAAAGCACAAAAAGGGCGAGATGTCAGAGATGCGATTGTTAATGCGATAAATGCAGTCTCGGATGAAAACAACGAATACAATCAGGTTAAAGCTGACATTCTTTCAGCGCAGTCTGATATTACGGAGAAAGTAAAAAAGAACGAACAGACAGAACAGAAATTTACAGCAGATGTAAAAAAAGTGGAAGAGTTAAAACAGGGACTTGATACAGACATCACCCAGGGAACGGCACTCAAGAGCCAGCTGGACGCTGCAGTTAAAACGGCAGACGCCAGTAAAAAGAACCTGGACGCATCAAACGCAACTGCAGGACAGACAGAAAACTCTCTGAACAGTTCTATTGACATTGCAAATACTTTAAACAAGGCACTTACAACAGACATCACCCAGGGAACGGATTTAAAAACTGAGTTAGAATCAGACATCACCTATGGAACAGCGCTCAAGAGCCAACTGGACACTGCAGTTAAAACAGCAGACACAAGTAAGAAGAACTTAGACGCTTCCAACACGGCAGCGGGCAAAACCAAAGCTGCCTTGGATACATCAAACACAACAGCAACCAAAACAAAAACAGATCTGGATGCAACAAATAAGACCGCAACAAGCCTGGATACATCTCTGGGAACTAAAATTACAGAGGGAACACAGCTGCAAGAAGATCTCCAGGAAACCGGAGAGACTGCGGTAAACAACATTCAGGCAGAAGCAAATAAACAGATCCAGAATATTACTGCAGCTGGCGGAGGGATTGAAAACGCATTATCAAACTTTTTTGCCCTCCGCAGGACTGGAAAAGTATATACAACGAGAATCTACAAGTATGACACTTCTACCAGTCCAACAGGCGTGAAACTGAATGACAACGAGGGACTTGTGAGAAAACCGTCCACAAATACCGTGATCGGGCAGGATGATTACAGAGAGATCGGTTTGTTTATGCACTTCCCTTGTAACTTCACTGTAGATGATAATGGTTTTATTCATATAACCGCACTGCAGGGACAACCAGATTTTAAGAAAACTGGAAAGGTGGATGTCGGAGAGGTTACAATGTCCGCTTGGGTAGGAATCACAGATAATCCGGAGTATGTAGATTATCATTACTCTGATAGTCCAAACGAAGCCCTGGGACTGGTGCCAATGGGAGAATCTGTTAATCCGGATGGTACGCTCTCCTCATTTATGGTCCATGGAAAATATGGAGCTGGAGATATTGACGGAGTGCCATATAGCTCTACAGGTTTGATTCTGGCAAACGGAAGTCAGAAAGGCGGAAAACCGATATCACACACCGGAATGATTGCATACATGAAGAAAAAGGGAAGCCGGTATGTCGGTACAACCAACTGGGATTTGTTCTACAAACAGCTTATGCTTATTATTCTGTACGCTACGATCAACAGCAGGAGCGTTATGACCGGATGCAACTCATATACATCTCAGGAGATGGCGGCAGTTGCAGAAACTGGAGTAACGAGAGTAATCCTGCCAAAAGCAAAGGCGAACAACTATATCGTTGGCTCCTATGTATCAGTTGGAGATATTGGTTCAAACACAAACAAAGACAGATATTATTCATACATGCACAACCTGGCATATGATGTCAAAGTCTTGAAGATCGAAGCGATAGACGATACGAACTCCGCAGTCTATGTGGATGCGGAACCGTTTAACACAACACTGACCACCTGCATCTCAACAATGCCGTGGCGTACCGGTTCCACTGACAGCGTACTTGGTTCTGATGGATCGCCATTCTCTAACACAGATAACAGGAATCCATTCAAGATCCAGGGCATCGAAACCGGTTATGGAGCTTACGAAGTCCTCAGCAATGTATTTATGGACATTGTTACGGACGGAGACGGAACACCAAAACGAGATGTATATATCTGTATGGACGCATCACTGCTTACAACAGACATGAACGCAGCAAAGACAAGATACAAAAAAGTGGCGGCTCAGGTAGCTTATACTGCAGCAAGTTGGAAATACATTTCAAAATGTTTTGTTGATCCTGCACTTGGAATCATGGTTCCTACGGAAACAAAAGCAGGAAGCACAACAGGCTTCTGTAATGGATTATATACGGATTCCGGTACGAGCGGACAGCGAGAGTGGTTGTCCGTTGGCAATCTGTACTATGGCTCGCTTTACGGCCTCTGGCTTCTGGTTGCGAACAGTGGCGTTGGCGGTGCGAACTGGAGTATCGTCTCCGGCGTTTCACCGAACGGCACACGGGGTGAATGGCAGGCGGCCGCCTGACAGAGGGGCCGTCCCCTCTATGTAACTAATAATCAGCAAATGCAAAAAGCAAAATAACAAAAGATAAAAATTACGGACTTGTAGCGCAAGGCGGCGGTTCCTGTTCCCTGGTTGTCCGTTGGCAATCTGAACAATGGCTCGATTTACGGCCTCTGGATTCTGAATGCGAACAATGGCGTTGGCAATGCGAACTGGAATATCGTCTCCGGATTTTCTTGAAAAATTATTTGATATTTGCGCTACATTTCGCTCTGCGGGACGGAGCCTGCTTCGGCAGCGTGGGGCATCACCGAAATTTGATTGAAGCCGAATCTTGTGTTCGGGAGCTTAGGAGCCTGGCACAAGAACCATAGATGCAGTAGATCTATGCGTGGGGTGAGTAGAAAAACCGAAAACCCCTTATATCAAGAAACGAATGAAACGGTATTGTAAGAATATAAAATTAGATCAGATCTTTATAGTCTCCTGTATATATGAATGTCTAAGCGATAAATGGAATCGTATGGACACGGCCAGATTCCTGGCGAACTATACAGATATTGCTACGGCCAGACAGATACATGAGATTATAAAAAGTAACCATAAAGATTGGCTACATAATTTAGTCTGCACAGCTGCGGCAGGACTGGAAATGGAAATAAAACTCCGCAAGGTATCTTTTGATCCGATTAAGACAAGCGCACGCTTGGATGGAAATTCTGGAAAGGTGAGAGATATTGGAGTTGAGTGCATTAAACAGCAGATATATGACTATGTAGCCACAAACGGATTGAGAGAACTATTTGAAAGAAAAGTAGGAACTTATCAATGCGCAAGTATTCCAGGAAGAGGACAGATTTATGGAAAGACAGCAATTGAGAACTGGATCCGTAAGAATCCGGGCAAGACCAGAATAGCAGCAAAGGGAGACGTCCGGAAGTGTTATCCATCCATTAACAGGAGAAAACTGAAAAGAATGTTAGAGAAGCAGGTCAAAAATGAGGACCTACTTTATTTGACTTTTGTTTTGATTGACTCATTCGATCAGGGACTGTCGATCGGATCATATTTAAGCCAGTGGTTATGCAATTACTATCTCAGCGCTGCTTATCATTATGCAGCTGAAAAACTGTTCAAACGAAAGAAGCACAGAGACGGCAGTGCCGAAGAGATACGTCTGATTAATCATGTATTGTTTTATATGGACGACTTCCTGATAATCGGAAGCAGAAAAGTGGATGTCAGAAAAGCCATGCAGCTGCTTATTAAGTACATGAATGAATATTTAGATCTGATAGTAAAACCGAATTGGAAACTGTTTCAGATTGACTGGATAGATAAGAACGGAAAACATCATGGAGAGCCTATTGACATGATGGGGTTCAAAATATACCGGGACCACACAGAAGTAAGAAGAAGCATTTTTCTAAGAGGACGCAGAGCTTTTATAAAAGCTGGCGAATATGTAGAGAAAGGCAAACTGATACCTCTGACTCTGGCGTACCGTTGCATAGCATATTACGGATGGTTCAAACATTCTGACTCTGAATATTTCAGAGAGAAATATAACGTAGACAAGATATTTGAGAAAGCGAAAAGGAGGGTGAGCCGTGAAAGCAAGATTTACAGAAAAACAGAACCCTGTAACCTGGAATACGCTGCCTGACGGAAAAGTAGATGTAATGATCTGCCTGAATGAAAATACCGTAACAGAGACTTATTCAGGTGGAGATCCGGAGAATCCGGAACACATCGAACAGGCAGTGTATGAATATGATTTCAACCAGTTCCGGGAAGACCAGAAAAAGATTTCAGAGGAAACTGTAAGAGCATCACCGGAAAAATATCTGGAATATATTCCGAAGGAAGAAAAAAGCACTGAACAGAAATTTGCAGAGCAGGCAGAACAGATCGAAATGTTGAAAGACTGCCTGCTGGAAATGAGCGAACTGGTTTATGCGTAGAAATTTAATTATAATGTTATTGAGCAAAGGAGATAAAGAAATGATGGCAAAATTATGGGTTACTGAAATTTTAAGTAAAGATACTATTGAAGAAGCAAAAGAGGAATATAACAGAGTTCCACGTCTGTTAAAAGAAAAGGTAAAAAAACTCCTTATTAATGCAGGCATGGAGGAAATTACTGAGTAATCGGGAAGCATGACTAAATTACAAATTATTAGCAGGCAATGGTCTTCTATTTATGATTTACTGCTGTATATTCAAGACAAAGAGAAAGCAAAACCTTTGGAGGATATACAGCAAGATTTAGATATAATTGAGTATTCCTGCCGCAAATATGCAGACGTAGATGATGAGGAAATAAGCATGGAAAATGAACAGATTTCAAGAGCAGAACATGAGGAGTTCCGCAAAAGAATTGAGGAAGAAGACAACCGACAGAACAGACGGATTGAAATTCTGGAAAATAGTGTTCAACAGCTCCAGGAATTAGTTACATCTGTACAGACGCTTGCAAACAACATGGAGAACATGGTGAAAGAGCAGGGACAGCAGAGCGCAAGACTGGAAGCTCTTGAGTCAAGAGACGGGGAAAAGTGGCGGACAGTAACAAGTTACTTATTAACAGCTATATTAGGTATTGCAGTTGGAATTATTGCAAAACAGTTTGGATTATAAGGAGGAGCAAAATGTTTAAAAATTGCGTATTTAAGCCAAGCGTAGACACAGTGAAATGGTGGAAGAAAGCAGGAATCAGAGCAGTAAAGACAATGGCACAGACTGCAGTGGGTGTGATCGGAGCCGGAAGTGTGATCTCTGCAGTGGACTGGAAGATGGTTGTATCATCTGCAGTAGTGGCCGGAGTTGTAAGTCTGCTCACAAGCGTCGCAGGAATCCCGGAAGTAGAGGCGGACGAAAACCTGAACAACTTGTTTTCTGATGGAACAAAATAATTTTGCACAGCCCGGTATAATGCCGGGCTTTTCCTGGAGGTAAACATGGAAATCAAAGGAATTGATGTTTCCGCCTGGCAGAAAAATATCAACTGGGAAACAGCCGCGAATTACGGTATGGGGTTCGCTATTCTCCGGATCACAGAAGCCGGGAACGTTACAGATAAATATTTTGAAAAAAATTATGCAGCGTGCCAGGAGCATAACATTCCAACAGGAGTATATAAATACTCTTATGCAATGACAATCCCAGAGATTGAGTCAGAGGCACAGAAAATTATTTCTGTATTAGCTGGACGGAAATTGCAATTTCCAGTCTGGTTAGATCTTGAGTGGAACAATCAGAGAGCACTTGGAGCTGAAAGTCTCCACAAAATGACAGAAGCATTTGAAAAGATTATTGTTAAGGCAGGGTATAAGTTCGGAATCTATTGCAATGTAGACTGGTACGAAAATGTAATATGCAGCCATTTGAAAAAGTATGAATTTTGGGTAGCACGCTATCCACAAAACGATAATGGAACATTGCAGGAACGCCTGCGTCCAGACTTCGGAGTAGGATGGCAATACTCCAGTAAAGCAAAGATACCGGGAATTGCTGGAACGGTAGACAGAAACATATTCTACAAAGATTATGCTGTACAGGAAGGAGGAATCAACATGGATAAAGCGATTGAGAAAGTTATAATGATTGCAAAAAATGAGATTGGATACTTAGAGAAAAAAAGTAACAATCAACTGAACGACAAAACCGCAAATGCAGGATCAGCTAATTACACAAAATATTGGCGCGACGTTTACCCAGGATACCAGGGACAGGCGTGGTGCGCCTGCTTTGTGAGCTGGTGCTTTATGAAAGCGTTCGGATTAGAAAATGCAAAGAAACTTCTCAAACATTGGCCATATGTATACTGCCCGACCTTAGGAAACCTTTTCACAAGGAACGCAAACCCGAAAGTAGGAGATATTGTGATCTTTTACCGCGGAGGAACTTTTACACACACAGGAATCGTTACAGCAGTAATCGGTGACAGATTCTATACGATTGAGGGCAATACGTCGGGAGCATCTGAAATCGTAGCCAATGGTGGAGGAGTATGCGCGAAAAGCTACCTGAACAGTAAGCTCCCTGGAACAAAATTCTGTACACCAGATTACAGTATTGTTAATGGAGAGACAAGCAACACAAAGGAAAATAGTAACACAGTAACAGGAGGTAAATACATGTTTGAACCGGAAACAGTACAGTTAGGAAGCACAGGAACATCCGTATTGCTTTTGCAGGAAATTCTTGTTGCAAGAGGATTTAAAGGAAGAAACAGCAAAGTTCTTGACCTTGACAGAGAAGCTGGGGACAATACTATTTATGCACTTAAAGCATACCAGAAATCAAGAAACGGAGCCTTGGAAGTAGATGGAGTATGCGGACCGGCAACATGGAAAGATCTTATTGCTATCTGATTTAATAAAATAGTGTTATAAATTAGTAGTAGTAACTGATAGCAACCCACAGGTTACTATTAGTTACTACTACAACTGTCTCTT